CCTAGTGGGAAGTCGCCCACTCTCAACAGTATGGGTGGTGGGAATCGTGAGCCAAAGGTTGCCACATTCAATCCTAAAGGTGGTCGCATTGTTAATCGTAGACTAGATAAGTTTGGTGTACGAAAAGATAATCAATTAGAAATACCTTTCACAGAAAAGATAGAAGTGAGAGAAGATGATAAAACAAATTGCCTAACTACCATTCAAAAAGATAACATAGTTGTAGATGATTTAAGGTGGAGAAAGTTATTGGTTACAGAAATGGAATCATTACAGACTTTACCTAGAGATTATACATCTATGGGTAGATACCAAAAAGAGGGAGAAAAATCAATAGCATACATGCCTGTAGCCAAGTCTAATCGTATGAAAGCGATTGGCAATGGGTGGACAGTATCTATCATCAATGAGATATTTAAGGGCATTGATGGTGATTTAAGAGATGTTATGTCATTGTTTGATGGCATATCATGTGGACAACAAGCATTAAAAACAACCAAGAGGAACTAATATGAGAGATACAAATGGTAAATTTAAAGTTAATCTTGACATGAAAGATATTCTTGTCACAGAAGAACAACGAATGAAGTTTTTAGATTTATATAACAAACTACACCACACACTATTATATGTGCATGATTGTAGCGATATAACTCTATCACAAATAGCTAGTTTAGAGGAATTGAAATGTCTTATGCATAAAGCATTAAAGTTTTCACCACAAAAAGATGAAGATGGCAATGGTTCTAGTTGGTATAACGATTGGGTCTTATCTTGTGATGAAACGGCATATAAAAATGACTAGCACATTACCTAGATACCTTACTAAAAGAAAACAAGCAGATGGGTTGGAGCATTATCGTTTCAACCCATTACAAAAATATATAGACATAGGCATTGTAAAACGAATGTCTTTAGGTTCAGATAAGCAGAGAGCATTGCAAGATGCAGAAGAAATGAATGCTTTAATTGACGAATACGAATCATTCCAAACAATTAATAATAAATCAACATTAAAAGATTTGTATAATAATTACATACAATCAAATGATTTTAGTTTGTTAAGAGAAAAGACACAGAAAGATTATGTATACAATCTTAAAACTCTTTTAGAGAGCGACTACATGGGTAAAATTAGATTGAGCAGTATAACTACCCCAATGATAAAGAAAGCCTACGAGAAGTGGGTTAAAAGAGGAATATCATTTGCTAATCATGTGATGGCAGTAGCCAATACACTATTTTCTTATGCAATAGAGATGGGTTACATACAAATCAACCCCTGTAGAGAAGTCAAACGTAAAATGACGAATGCTGAACGAATTATTTGGACAAATGACGAAGTGAAACAGTTTTTAAATGTCGCATATAGTGATTTTAAGCACAGAAGTATTGGTTTAATTGTACATATGGCATACGAATGGGGTCAACGAATCGGTGATATGCGATTGTTGGAATGGGAAAACATACAATTTGATTCCCAAAGACTTTATCTCAAACAATCGAAGAAAAGGAAAGAAGTTTTTTTACCTATCAACGATAATTTATTTAGAGTGTTGCAAAAACAACACAGTGATTTTGGTTTTCAACAGTATGTTGCACCACGACCATACCCTATAAATGACGAATACCGACCTTATTTACTACAAAATGTATCTAAAGCAGGTAAAAAAGTCATGGACATTGCAGGATTAAGGAGTGAATTGCAATTAATGCATCTCAGAGCAACTGCAATTACAGAAATGAATGATTCAGGTGTCGGAATAAATCAAATTATGTCGGTTTCAGGGCATTCTAATCCACAAAGTGTAAAACCCTACATAAAACATACATTTGATAGTGCTAATTATGCTTTAGAAAAAAGAAATGAAAAAAAAGACTTGACAGGACTTCAAATCCATGATACTTACATAGTAACTGCCGACAAGGAAAGTGTAACATGATAGATATATATAAACATATAAATGATATAGACATTAGTATGGGTGAAACAAAAAGAATGAATTGTCCTGTATGTAATGGACATAAAACTTTTACAATTACTAATAACATGGGTCAGAAACTTTGGAACTGTTACAAAGCAAGTTGTAGTGTTGGTGGTAGTATGAAAGTTAATCTATCTGTAGATGAAATAAAACAAAAGCATAAAGGTGATACATCTGTAGATGCACAGTTTGTATTCCCTGAATATATTGTAGAGTTTGAAAAGAATGTGATTGATTTTATTGTACAGAAAAACTATCAACAGATATATGCAGACCATTGTATGCATGACATTCGTGAAGACAGAGCCGTATTTAAAATATTTGACGAAAACGGATTGGTTGTGGATGCTATAGGCAGAAGTATATTTGACAGATTTCCTAAATGGAAAAGATATGGCAAAAGCAAATACCCATTTATAAGAGGACACCACAATGGTATTACAGGAGAAAAGAATACAGTTTGTGTGTTAGTAGAGGACTGTATTAGTGCCTGTGTCGTATCTGAATATGGTATTGCAGGAGTAGCTTTGTTAGGAACTAGTCTATTAGACGAACACAAAAGCATTATATCGAAACATTTTGATAAAGCTATCGTAGCACTTGACCCTGATGCATTGCCTAAAACACTACAGATTGCAAAAGAATTAAAGGGTTGGGTAAAAGAAGTTAAAGTTTTAAGGTTGACAGATGATTTAAAATATCGTAAAAGAAAAGACATTGCTAACTTAAAGGAGATAATATGGAACTAGCATTAGTAAGAAGTTTAATGGATAAAAATTTCTATGACGATCATAGAGGTGCAAGATGTCCTAATAGACTATTCAGTAAAGACGTAAGAAAAGTAAAAGAAATGTTAGATGTAGCTATTGACAAGTACAATAGAGATGTTACACCTGACGAAGTTGAAGCATTGTTTATGTCTAGTAATCCATCCATGACTACAGCACAGAAAGTTGCTTATGGTTCTATGTTTTCTAAAATAAAGAAGGAGCAGTGTCTTGGTAAAGATGTGGCACAAGATGTATTAGCAAAGTTATTTCAGCAGATTATAGGCGAAGACATAGCCAATCTTGGTTTTGATTATGTTAATGGTACTAAAGCAAGTTTAGAGCCATTGAGAAACATATTAGAGCAGTATGGAGATGACTTTACACCTAATCTAAATATTGAATGGGATGACATTGATATTAAAACTCTTTTAGATAAGAATGACCTTGAAGCAAGATGGACATTTAACATACCATCTTTGTGCAGAAAGGTAGAGGGTATCAATGCAGGACACCTTGTAGAGATAGGTGCTAGACCTAATACAGGTAAAACATCTTTTCATGCATCCCTGATTGCATCACCTAATGGTTTTGCACATCAGGGTGCTAAATGTATAGTTTTATGTAATGAAGAGGGTAGTCACAGAGTTGGTGCTAGATACCTTACATCTGCTACAGGCATGACATTACATGAAGTTAAAAACAACCCAAAGAAAGCACAAGAGTTGTATTCAAAAGTAAAAGATAACATTAAAATAAAAGACAGTTCTATGCGAGATATGAATTGGGTTGAGTCAGTTGTCAAGTCATACAAGCCTGACATAGTTGTGTTAGATATGGGTGATAAGTTTGCCACTACACAGGGATATGCTAGGGTTGATGAAGCACTTAAAGCCTGTGCAGTTCACGCAAGACAGATAGCAAAGCAGTATGATTGTGCCATGCTTTATATGTCGCAGTTGTCTGCTGAAGCAGAGGGTAAGATAATACTTAATCAAAGCATGATGGAAGGCAGTAGAACAGGAAAAGCTGCAGAAGCAGACTTGATGATACTGATTGCAAAGAACCCACCTGTAGAAGGACAGGATGAAGAAGATGCACAAAGACATTTAAACATTGTTAAGAATAAACTATCAGGTTGGCATGGCAATGTGCATTGTGAGTTAGATTATAAAACAGCTAGATATATAGCTTAAAGGAGATATAATGAAGTTAGTTCTTGATGTAGAGAATACAGTTACAGACAGAGATGGTAAAAAACATTTTGACCCATTTGAACCAACAAACAAATTGGTTATGATAGGTATGCTTACAGAGACAGGAGAAGAACATCTGTATAGATTTGATGATTATGTTTTTGGAACAGCCTGTGTTGGAACAAAACAAAAGATACAAGAAGTATTAGATAAGACTAGACTATTGATAGGTCACAATATTGTACACGATTTATTGTGGCTTTGGGAAACAGGATACAGATATGATGGCAAGGTATTTGATACCATGTTAGGTGAGTATGTATTACAACGTGGACAGAAGAAACCACTATCACTTGAAGCCTGTGCTGAAAGATATAATTTAAATACTAAAAAACAAGACACACTTAAAAAGTATTTAAAAGATGGATATGGTGTTGATGAAATACCAAAAGAAGAGTTGTCATCTTATTTGTCAGATGATTTAAAAGCTACACAGGAGTTGTATAATGAAATTACTAAAAAACTTGCTACCGAAGAATATTCTAGACTTAATAATACAGTCGATCTTACTAATAGTGTTGCCCTCACTTTGGCTGATATATATAGGAATGGCTTTAGTGTTAATGTAACAAAGTTAGATGATGTTAGAAAACAATTCACAGACGAAAAGAGAGACATAGAAGAGTATCTTAAAAAAGAGGTTGTCGATCTCATGGGTCATACACCTATAAATTTAAATAGTCCTGAACAATTATCAACAATGATATATAGTAGAAAGCCAAAGAGTAAAACAGAATGGTCTGTTATATTCTCACCATACATGCCTATAACAGAATACAAAGAAAAAGTTAAAGACAATTCAGAAATAGTATACAAAACTAAAGCTAAAAAATGTATGACCTGTAATGGTACAGGCTCAATAAGAAAGGTAAAGAAAGATGGAAAACCTTATGCTAGACCTACAAAATGCCATGTATGTGACAGTCTTGGTTACTTGTTTATACCTACTAATCAGGTAGCAGGTTTAAAGTTTACACCACCAAGTGCTAAATGGGTATCTGCACATGGTTGGAGTACAAGCAAAACTAATTTAGATTATTTACTTAAAGTATCAAAAGAAAAAGGTATGAAACAGGCTGAAGAGTTTCTGTCAAAGGTTATAAGATTGTCAGCACTAGACACATACCTGTCTTCTTTTGTTGATGGAATACACACAAATGTTAAAGAAGATGGTAAACTACATGTTAAACTGCTACAACATAGAACATCTACAGGAAGATTTAGTGGAGCAGACCCTAACATGCAGAATATGCCTAGAGGTGGTACATTTCCTGTAAAAAGTGTATTTGTATCACGTTGGGAAGGTGGCAAGATATTAGAAGCAGACTTTGCACAATTAGAGTTTAGAGCTGCTGCATATTTGTCACAGGATGAAACAGCAATAAAGGAGATTGAAGATGGTTTTGACGTTCACTCGTATACTGCAAAGATTATTACAGACGCAGGACAAAAGATTAGCAGACAAGAGGGTAAAGCACACACATTTGCCCCTCTTTACGGAGCAACAGGGTTTGGGAGGACAACTGCTGAAGCAACGTATTATAAACAGTTCACGGAAAAGTACAAAGGGATTGCTAAATGGCATTCTAACTTGGCTAAAGAGGTTATGAACACAGGAAAGATAACTACACCATCAGGTAGACAGTTTTCTTTTCCTGATGTAAAGAGAAAAAGAGATGGTAGTGTTACTTATTTTACACAGATAAAGAACTACCCTGTGCAGAGTTTTGCTACAGCAGATATAGTTCCACTTATACTTAATACAATACATAGTAGATTAAAATGGTGGAAATGTAAGTCATGTGTCGTTAATACTGTACATGATTCTATAGTTATAGATGTACACCCAAATGAAGTACAGTTTATACTATCTATCATAAAGCAAGTAAACGAAGATATGACAGCAATAATAAATACACATTTTGATATTATGTTAAATGTGCCATTATTATTAGAAGCAAAAATTGGTGATAATTGGCTTGACACCAAAGACGTTATATGATATAATTTAATTTCAACTATGGAGAAAAATATGAATAATAATATAGCAACAATAGACACAGATAATTTTGCAATCATGTCACAATCTATGGGCATGACAGCAGATGTTTCTCAAAAGAAACAAACGTCTACACTTAATAGATTAAAAATATCTCACTCACCTATCATGGGTGAGGTAGAAGTTAAAGGTAAGAAGACCCAAGCTGCACTTGTTAATGGTGGAGTTTACAAACTAGATGACCTAGAGAATGATACTTCTTACTATTCAGATACTGTTACTATAAGACCATACATACAAAGGTTTATGTACAAAAAGTATGTTAAGCCTGACAATGAGAATGGGTTTTATGTTAAAACAGTTATGTCGGAAGGACTCAACAATGATTTGAAAGATAACATGGGTGGGTTTAATTGTGGCAAACCTGCAGGGTTTATAAAAGATTATAACGCTTTACCTGAAAAGACAAAGCAAATAATCAAAGGTATTAAACGTGTACGTGCCATATTTGGTACTGTCGTTTTAAATAATCCTGTAGATGCAAGAGGAGAAGACATTGTTATGGACAAAAGTATTCCGTTTATTTGGGAGATTGATAACCGAGATGCTTTTAAAATAATGGGTGTTCCAATAGCAAAGATGCATGGGTGGAAACATATACTTCCACAACATAACATTGAGTGTGCTACAGAGAAAAGAGACTTACCAAATGGTAACTCTTTTTACCTTCCGACAGCAGATGTCACGAATAATGTTTTAGATATTACAGATGAACAACACAAATTATTTGAAGAGTTTGTTCAATGGATTAAAAATTATAATGAGTATATATTTAAAACATGGACAGACAAACGTGAGTCTGAACTTACAGACGAAGAAGCAAACACAGTTAATGAATTTGTTGATGTAGAATTGGAATCTGATGCGAAGTAATAATCCATTTAATGCACACAATATTAACTACTTGTCGCCTAGCAGTATGAATACCTACATAAGCGATATGCCTATGTGGGTAGCTAGGTATCTGTTTGGTATCAAGTCAG